TGATGTTGCATCGACGGCCGAGGCTATCATGTCATCAACTTTATCTGTCGCATCCTTAAAATTCCCAACGAATTTTGTCAAGACAGAAAAGTTATTATTTATATCAAGAGAGACGGCCGAGTCTACCGTTTTTCTAAGCTGTTCAATTTGTGACAGCGCAGTTGTAGAACGTACTGGTATCCCTGTGCCTGTTGTGGTTTCAAAATTTATAGAAATTTCTGACCGGCCAAATTGAGAAAAGTTCACATTGGTTGAAAATGTAGTGGCTACTATATTCTCGATCCTTCCCTCAATAGGATGTATCAAAACGGCTGCGCTTTGATCTTCAATTGCATCTAAAAGAGTCTTACGATACTCGAAAAAATCTTGTATCGGCTCTAAATTGTCCGGTGTTTTTCCTATATCCGATATTACAACATTTAATACATGAGACCGTCTCCGAGGACCAAGCGACTCAATAACTTGCTTGTCGCTATTCGGGAATTCTTTCTTAACAAATTTACCCCCACCGCTCAGACCGATGGTTACACACCGTAATGGCACCCCTCGATACGAACCTGGTAATATTTTTGTCTCGTCTGTCATTTATAAACCAAAACTTCCTGCGGCTACATTCAGCCCAATGTTTAAATCATTTTTCTTACTTCTGAGTTTTGTTGACTCAATCTCTGTCCCCTGCGTTGCTCTAACCACTATTTCTCCATTAATACTATTTTCATTTCTATTCGTTGTAGTCGTCTTGATTTCCGGCGTTTGGCCTATTGAATTTTGCGCTGCTCTAAGCTGGTCAAAATTCCCTGTTAGCGCGAGCTGAGTGATTGCAACCTCTTTGCCGATAAATTGACCTACGTCTCTAAATAATTTAGCGACTATAAACAACCCTTTGCCTAAATCTAAGAAGAAATTAGCAAGTTTTTTAATCAAATCTGCGAAACGCTCAATATCACCACTTTTTAGTGATTCTATCCATTTTGTAAATAATGCGGCTTGTCGAGTTAACGTAGGTTCTAAACGCCTAAACGTCTTGATAAGAGCCTGATTAATTAAAATACCGATCTTACGCATTCTAGTACTAAAGGTATTCAATCTTATATTTGCCTGCTCTTGAGCGACATTTGTATTCGTTAGTTGCTTCTCTACTGTGCGTAAAAAATCTACATTTCTAACTAACGCTAAACCTACTTTTGCATGTTCTTCGCCAAAAAACTTTTGTTCTAGCTTTGCCAACTTAGTCGAGTTTGTAGTATTATCAAGCTGCCTTTTTATCTCTTCAAATGTTTTTGCAAGTCCTAATTTTTGCAAATCAAACCCTGCCCTTCTCAAACGACCAAAAATAGCACTTAACGCGGTGCCAGCTTGTGAACCTCTAATGCCTCCTCTAGCAACCGCTTGTATCGCAGCGTTCAACTGTTCTAAGCTTTGTCCAGCTGCTACTGCGTTTGATGAGGCGATTAGCAGTGCTTCTCCTGTACTTCTAATTTCGGATGAACCAAATTTGGCACCGGCGGCTAGCACATTAACTACTCTACTTATTTGATCTGCTTTCAAGCCAAGCTGATTTAATCCTATTGATGCTATCTCTGCCGCTTCAAATAGATCTATTCCTGCGGCATTTTTTAATAGCAAAACCTCTTTTGTCATGCTTTTCAATGCCGGGATATTTTTTAATAATTCTGGCTGATTAGAACCAATTACTTTAAACGCTTGTGCAACTTCACTTGACGACGTGACGGAATCTCTAGCAAGTTTCAATATGTCATCAGAAAGATCGCTAAGACCTTTGCCTGCGAGTCCAGTAATCGCCGACAAATCTGCCAATGAATCCTGAAAATTAGACCCCTCCTTAACCATTTTTCTAAATGCTAATGCTGAAACAGCCGACATAGCAAGAAAGGCTGTCGATGCAGATTTTCTTAAGTCTTTGAACGAAGTCGTAAGATTTTCCCTAATGGCTTTGCCAGCTTTGGCCGAGTTCTTGCCAAAAGCTTTTATCTGTTTATTAATAACCTTAGCAGTACGCAAGAACCTTTCTTTTAATTCAATTAAAAAACTAACCTTATTTGCCATTCTAGATTCTCACGATTGATTGCACAATTTAATGCATTGCTCAAACACTATAAAAAAACGCTCTAAAGAAATAGATTCAAGCCAATGAATATTACACCCGCCCTTTGACTCTCTCATAATAAATAATGCAAACTGCATTATCTCTTCTTCTGTATAAGCTCGAACTCGTCCTTTATCATTTCCTGTTGAACCATTCAAGCTAAGATAAAATTTGCAATATACTCTCCAACTAGATTTCTAAAATCTTCAATTGACATTTTCTCGATAAGCGGAGCGGTTAATTTCTGCTCTCCGTCAACTAATGCTAAACCCAGCCTAAATAATTCTTTGGCTTGTTCAAAGATAACATTAACATCAACAGTCGTGCTACCAAATATCATAGACAGAATTAACTCTGCTGTTATTTCACTATCTTCATCTTCTTTTTTATCTGATTCTTTAGTCAGAGACTCTGCATCTTTAGTCAGATTCTCTATGTTTTCAGTGCTTGAATATTCAACTCTGACCATTTTAATCATCGATTGCTTCAACTCAGAAGCGGCATTATGCTGCTTCATCGTAGGCGGAAAAAGAGTGATAAAATCAGCCTTCCTAATCTCGCCCTTAAAGCTGTAATCGAAACTCTTTGTTAACGTATATGTAAAATTATCTTCCATAGTGATCTCGCCATTTTAAAGATTAAAAATTATTGTGATGGATTAGATTGAAACTCTATTTCTATATCTCCATCTGTTGCAGCACTTGCCTCCGGGTCACCGATAATAGCTGCAAGCGTGAAAACCTTAGTGAATCCCGAACCAACGGGACCGACCAACTCGACGACATTAGCGTTGTCCGCTGATTTTCAATCCCTTTTTAAGCCATCATTTTCAGCAGTCGTCGGGAATGAAAACTTCACCATCCCAAACTTACTAGCCAAGTCTTTAGAAAAAATTTGCTCTGTTTGGCCGCCCCCGACAATTGCATTTCTGATAGAGTAGTCACCGAAACCATCTTTCCACGTTAACGTGTCCGATGTGTAAGCAATCTGAACGTCGTTGACTAAGATCGTGATGTCATTCATTTGTGTAGCCATAATAACCTCCGTTAAATATTACTATAATTAAGATTGTGTGCTAAAAGCAATTTGTATCGTCGCATTTATTTCTTTTAACTGCGGGACAATAGGTAATATCATTTGCATTGTGACTTTACCGGACACCAAGTCTATCGAAATAATTAAGTTGTCATTGAAAAACTTCAATGCGGCTTCACCAGCTCGCAACAATACAAAGCCTGGTCCACTTAAATCTTGATATAAGCGTTTAGTAAAGCTGCGAATAATTCCCTCATTAGCCATGTCGTGGCCTTTAACCGCATCGCCTAGTGTTAAGCGAGATTGTTCAAATCTTGTTTGTAAATTATTGGAAATATATTCGCGTGCTTGACTAGCAGTATCAACGAAAGCTTCCGACCCAAATGTCGGGTCAGGATTTCCCGCTGCATCAGTTAAGTAGGTTGTAACAATCAGGCCTGTTATGACCTCGTTACCGGCTCTATTGTTACCCATGACAGAAATACCATTATCTGTTAAATCCTGTATTTCAGAGTCATCGAAACCCCGATTAGAACGGATTGGCAATAACTCTGTAAAGGGTATGTTGAAATTCGGTTTTGACGCAAGATGTGGGCCACCGAATGCGTCAAGCGGACCGTTTGTACTAATGATAAAGTCAGCAACAGAAAACCCACTAGGATCTAAGCTTAGTGCCCGTAGCGCTGCCCAGTAGGAAGCTCTGACCATCGGGATTTCTACAATATCACCCCCTCCATAATTAACTTCTGATTCTAATTTGCCGCCAAAAATGACTAGGCTTTGGCTATTAGGTGTACTTCCCAGCGTTTTAAGATTGGCAACAGAATCAGATAATGCAGTGTATGCTTTCCCGTCTAACACTTTCCCATCAGCATTAAAACGCGGGTCAAGCAAGCTAGTAACTTCTGTTGTTGCGTTCGGATAAGGCCAAACTATCGTTTGATAACGATTTTCTCCAATGACATCAAATACACCCGTCAAGATCGGGTCTACTGATCCGGCAGCCATCGGAATCACTAACGTTGTGATTCCGGCTACAGTTCCACGTATTTCGAGCGGTATACTGTTACCGTATGTTCCCGCATTTTTTGCTGTCATCGTGACAGCCCCAGTAGTATTTTGAGGTATTACAGGAACATTCAAATCAGCTGTAACAGCAGATACAATTGCATCACCAATAATCGTTGCTGTATCTGTATTAGTAACGGCTATTGTAAAATTATGATTGCGTTCTGAACCTGCAATAACATTTAATACTCCGTCCTCAGTCGCCGTTCCCGAAGCGGATACTGTCCCCTGTGCAGCTACACCACTA